ATGACAAAGAAAAAAGCACACAAACCCGGTTCGGCAACCATTGCCATGAATAGACGAGCCCGTCACGAATACTTCATTGAAGAAGAATTTGAGGCTGGCCTCTCGTTACAAGGATGGGAAGTCAAATCACTGCGCGCTGGTAAAGCAAATATCAGCGACAGTTACGTTTTACTCAAAGATGGCGACGCTTATCTTTTTGGTGCCACCATCACTCCGTTAAATGTAGCTTCTTCCCATGTCGTCTGTGATCCTATGCGTTCACGCAAACTCTTACTTAATCAGCGCGAACTTGACTCATTATATGGTCGAGTCAATCGTGAAGGTTATACCGTTGTTGCCTTATCTCTCTATTGGAAAAACGCCTGGTGCAAAGTCAAAATTGGCGTAGCAAAAGGCAAGAAGGCGCACGATAAACGTTCAGATATCAAAGAACGTGAATGGAAATTAGACAAAGCACGTATTATGAAGAATGCCGGACGATAATCTCTGGCATTATAGTTTAATATTCTGATATACTTGTTTTTAACATACTTGGGGCTGATTCTGGATTCGACGGGATTCGCGAAACCCAAGGTGCATGCCGAGGGGCGGTTGGCCTCGTAAAAAGCCGCAAAAAAATAGTCGCAAACGACGAACAATACGCAATAGCAGCTTAATAACCTGCATATCGCCCTCTCTCCCTAGCCTCCGCTCTTAGGACGGGGATCAAGAGAGGTCAAACCCAAAAGAGATCGCGTGGATGCCTTGCCTGGGGTTGAAGCGTTAAATCTAATCAGGCTAGTTTGTTAGTAGCGTGTCTGTCCGCAGCTGGCAAGCGAATGTAAAGATTAGACTAAGCATGTAGTACCGAGGATGTAGGAATTTCGGACGCGGGTTCAACTCCCGCCAGCTCCACCAATTTAGTAGGGACAGTGACAGGACAACAGCTTTAAAAACAGTAAGTTAGCAAAGTTGATTGGACACTGACCAGACAATGAAGGGACACAAAAGGATACGCAAAGGAGCCGCGGAGCTTTTGGAAAAACCAACCATGATTAGGTTGGTTTTTTTATGTCTGTAGCACATAGCAACTACCTCTATTTTATAATTCATAGTACAAAATAAAATGCCTCACCAGATCTCTGCCTCATAGGGCATTATTCATAAATCCAGCACTTGATACCGTCAGTTTTTGACGCATGCATGTAACCCAACTTCATATAACAATCACCTTAGTGATAGGTATTTCTGGTGTGGCATATCCTATGCTCATAGAGTTCGGCTTGTGCCACTTAAGCGGTCATTTTATTTACCAATGTCACCCTATCGGCGAAATGGCTATACTATGATGTGTCGATAAACAGTTTATATTTGTGGAGTAATTTTGAAACGTATACCGCCAGAATTGTTTAAGTCTGAAATGAAACGAAAAGGCTGGACGCGCCGCGAACTGGCTATACGGTGGGGCAAATCAGAAACATGGATCAGCAAAATAGTGAATAATATAGAACGGGATCAACACTGGAATGACGCCCTCAATGGACTGCCTGAAAACAAAAAGCCCAGGTAAACTATAGGTCACATTTTTATTGCAGAAAGGTGACCTATAGTTCATAATTCAACATTGAGAAACTATTTTCACTGACGCAGAGCTACCGGGCGGGCACCCGATAACCCTGCTTACCACAACTAACTATATAAGGTAGTTAATTATGGCTAAACGCGATAATAAAACAATTCGCCGAATTTCCCAAGCTGAACGTTTTGGCAAGGTAGCTAAAAACGGCATTTCTTTAAAAGGAAAATGGTTACAGGAGGCTGGATTTACCTTCGGAATGCCACTAAAAATCCGGGTGATGCCGGACTGTATTGTTATTACCGCCCAGAACACCCAGGAACTCTGACAATGCCTGGAAGGACTGAGTATTGAGCCATTTAACCCCAGTGCTGCTATTGACTGGATTGAGTATTATCCTGGTGGGTTGATGATTATCTAATAGACTAAAGCATAAATGGACTACACCTTTAAATGTTGGATGGTTATCCAACATTTTGAGGACGATTCAGTCAGAGTAGTGCAGAAAAGCCATATTTGATTAGACTTATCTAACTATTGGGGGTCGGTTCAATTGGCCCTGATTCCGTTATTCTAAGGGTTTTTCGGGCCAGCTAATATCTGACGCTGAATTAACATCAATGCGATTCAATAATACTCTATATTTTTTTAACTCTGTTAACAGCGATTTTTCCTCATCACTCGACATCCCAAAATCTACAGCATCTTGCAACGGAGCGATCTGTTTACTTACAGTGAGCATAAGTTGCTGTTTCTTATGTTCTGCTTGTTGCTGCTGTTCCCATCTAAGCTTTATTTTATCGCTTTCTGATATTATCCATTTTTCACTATCCCATTTGTGATAAACAGACGGTGCTTGTTTTGTAAGAATTGGATAACCCTCTTTATCACTGACGATAGCAAAGCCGCGTGATTGACCGTCAAGCAATTCATTGTGTTTTTCTATTGTTATTTCAACACACTCTTCATGAGCTTCATTATAAAAAGCACATTCTTTTCTGGAAAAATAGACCATTTACACCCCCCAAAATAATATATGTACAACTTTGCCAGGGTTCTCATCATTGTTGGGAGTACCTGCTTGATATTCAAATGTCGATAGTGTTGCATTACGTACTAATGTGTGGCCAGTTGATGTATTGATACTCGACATACTTGCAACATAGCCAAAAAGCTTATTTTTAAAAGAAATTGGATAATTTACCTTTATCCATGATTGTTGAGCTGATGGGACTTTAACCCATTGAATAATTACCCCCGTATCTCCACATTGCCACCAACCATTTTCGGATTTTATAGCTGTATTTTGTAATGCAAGAGTACCATTTCTCTCAGGCGTTAATATATTGTAACGCCTCTGATTCTTGGGATCGTCAGAATAGATATGCAACAATTTCCCTTCAGAACCGTTAATTCCCAATATATATCCATCTTTCGATTTGAAACGCAATTTAGGAAAAGGAGTTTTACTGTCAATCAGTAAATTACCAACGGTTGCGGTTTTATTGCTAGAAATGCGTAAGAAAGTATTATCGCTCTCAGATTTAGCATAACTTCCCACATCCCCAGCATTCAGACTAATATCCCCGGTCAACGGCTTCCCGTTAATTTTCCGGCTATTCGGCACCGCCCCTTTAGCCAACTCCACCATTTCCGATAAACCGATATTTTTTACAAATTCAGTTTTATTGAAGATGTCTGCTCCATTTTGATTTTTAGAGAGCTTATTATTGGCATTATCATTCACATCAGAAACAAGTTTCTGAGTTGCTGCAAGGGTATTACTGTTACCTGTCTTGTCTGTAAGTTGGGTGATGCCTTTTTCTATAAGTGTGGCGTCAGGAATAAAATCTTGAGTTGCAATCTCTCCCAGTCCCAAATTATTACGCGCTGTCGCTTTGTTATTAATATCAGATAAGTTATTAGCTTTCTGTAGAAATAACCCATTAGGATCTGCTAGTAGATTTTTCCAACCGGAAACTGATGTACTATCCGGATCTGTATTGTTATCTTCTACCCCATTCCACCAAATTTTACTTCCATCAGAACTGGCAACAATGGCCCCTTTAGGATAACCATCAATGGCAGCACTAAAGTCAGCATTATATGAATACAAACCACCAGACATTGAATAACGTATTGCGGTAGTAATATCATTCAATATCCCGTTCATATCCTTGCCAGATGGAGGAATTCCACCAGCAGATATTGCTGTCATCGTTAACGGGGGAAAACCGCTCGGATACGTAGCTACTCCTTTTGCCAAGCTGCTTTCAGTTGATTTTGTTGCAATCTCGTTATAGTCTCCGGCGCTCGCAAACGGAACAGCAATAAGATTAGGTTTTTCAGTTGATTTCATTTGTTGGTATCCTTTGAACGATTGCGACACTGACACCAACCGGGTAAGGCAGTGCTCCCGATGTTTGAACAATTGCTAATTCTGTTGTTGATAGCTGAAATTCAAATACATAACTCATCTTCATATTTCCATCATCAGTGATATATGCACGTCCGCTATCGCTAAACATATAAACAAGCATTCTGTTGATGTTTGGTATAGTGCAGTCAGATATATTTGACATGGCTTTCATCATAATTAGCTTTCGGTACATCTGATCTGATAGCTCAATATTTTTTGTTTTTGACTCCCCGGAATAAAATGGTGCTTGGTCAAATGGATTTGGATCTGTCGTTGTCGGAACATTCAGTAAAGCTTCACCAAAACCTATATATTTTACATTTTCATTAACAGTAAGCCGCCTGCTGACATTCACTATTTTTCCCCACACATCCAGTCCGTAAGTATTTGCTGTGTCAATGTTCCAAATCAGATCGTAAAATGTATTAATAAATTCAGCAGAGGAAACAGCGGCATTGAAGCTTCGAGTAAGTAAGTTGAGTTTTGGACTAGCGGCATACTGAGCAAGAATAGTTGCTCCCACATTTTCCATTTATGAACCTACTAATTTCACAGATATATTATCAACGTCAAGCGTTGGGATTTCATCAATACCAAAACTAATTGATGTTGAATAAGTAATACCGTCACGGCTAAGCGTAATATTGTAAATATCAACACTCGATGTATCTATGTTATAAACGCCTGAATAATATCTACCAGCAAATAATGTAGATGCTATTCTTGCTCGGGTTCCACCGTCTTCTCCGTTAAATGCTTGCGCTATAGCTGACTTAACCTGTGTTTCAATATCAGCAGGAAGGTAATCGCTATTAGCAAGTGAGACGTCAACATAGACACGAATGGGCGCTGGTATCACATATTTAATTTCATATTCGGGGTAAGGCTGAACATAGTTTTCATCATCCACAATTGTGTGAGTTGTATTTCCGTTCGTAGGAATACCTGGAGGCTTTTTCTTCCAGATTACTCTAGCGACATCCTCAGTCTTTCCCCCATACACAGCACTATAAATAGAGTTCGGCGCTATTCTGTATTTTGATACCCCAACCGTTTTTACTACCGAAGTATCATTTGAAATAACGTATGCGTCTGCCACGCCATTTACTTCTAATACTGCGGCATAAATGGCATGTAATGAGTTTGTCGCATTTTTAGCAACAGATTGTTTACGACGATACTCAAAATTAGCGCGGGTTTCCTCATCTGTGCCAGGTACGCCAGCACTCGCATTACTGATACCAGACCAACCGGGCACCGAGCTATAAATCGTGTTCAAGTCATCAATTTGGCATGCTAACGGCCCTGTTGTTGAGTTTTGGAAAACAACATCAACAGAGCCGCTGTCAGGGATCTTAGCCTCTGTTATTGAATGATAAAGATACCCTTTTTTATCTTGAGCAATACTACCAATTGGAATAACAGTATTAACTAACCCAGTGCATGTTGCTGTTACCGTTGTTCCCGATGCAGGAATTCGATCTAAAAAATAAATTCGTCCGATAGCATCTTGAAAACGTCCGGTTGCATAATCCGGGTTAATTTGATTGACGATAGCAAGTAACTGATCGTTCTTGTCAGCAATGATAGCCGCATCACTCATTGCTATTTGACCCTGTGGTGTTGTTAAGCTCGTACTCATTGCACCACCCATTGCTGTAGCCAAATCATTTAGCCGCCCATTTAAAATATCAACCTCATCGGGCACAGTTAGACCCGTCTTTGTAAAGGTTACACTTGGAACACTTGTTGTCAGTACTACAGAATTAGTCATCAGAAATTTACCACCATTGATTGATTGTTCGAGTCCGTTATTGTCATCATGCCCGCAATAGTTCTTTCGTTCCCGTTTATAACTTTACAAATGGCAGATTGAACATAAGGTAACGTCACTGCTTCTTGTTGCATTTTGCTGTTGATTAGTTGAGTTCCCGGCCAATGTCCCAAAATTCGCTGGTAATAAGGAACACCCAATGTTGTGTCATACCAACACTCACCCAGATATGTACTACAGGCACAAGCGACATCCTGCGCTACAGAATAGGGATTATCAGCAATGGCGATATTTCCGGAGTCATTGAGAGTTAAATCCCATGACTCGGTATCAAGAAGAAATGAACGAGTTTGCATTTTCGAACCCTATAGAAATAAAAAAACCGCAATTAAGCGGCCAGATATGAAAAAACCCGTACTGGACGGGGTTTAGTTATTATCTCTGAAATTCTGAGCTATTCTTGCCAGATAACTCATTATCTTGGGATTTCTAGCTTTTCCATGAGCATCAGGATGCATTATCGCCAATAAGGAATATTTGTTTTCTTCCAAGAGACCTTGAACATATACTAGACAAGCATCATTTTCTGGGCTATTTGATTTACACGTTCTATAATACTGAACCCTATTTGTAGGGAATGAATCAGGCGGAAAACAAAGATGAATATGCATCATACATGATTTATATGCTGCTTCTGGCTGAGTGTAAGCAACATCCCTACCAAAATAATCAGGGACTTCTCCGGTTTCTTTATAGTGTTTAAAATCTTGCAAAATAGCCTGTTCAAGATCTGGATGTTTTAGGAAGACGTCATCAAAAAAATCTTTCCTTGTATACTCATTTATTGATCCTTCATTCCGCAC